ATTTACAGTAGGAGCACCAATGTATAAAGGAGCTGAAACATTTAAGTACGATGGTAGTTGTATAATAAGAGAGTCTAGATCATCAGCAGATCAAAGAGTATTATTCTTCAGCCATGAATGTAATATAATCAAAGTTGGTAGAACTGGGTTTACAGGTTTTAGTTTTGTAGTAGGTAAGAGAGTAAATATTAAATACCGATTCGAAGATTTAGTTATGTTTGAAGAGAGTGTAGGGGAATAAAGCCCCTACATAGTTATAGAAAAAATCTATAACATATGAACACATCTAAACAACTTAGCAAATTAAGCGCCCAATTAACGGATTTAATTGAGGATATGGAACGAATAATGGATTATATTGATAATTCAGAACTATATAACGAAATAGACAATAATGTTAAATCTCAGCTGGAAAACGCGTTAACGCACCTAGAAATCGCAGTTGACGATCTGAATGACGGAATGTATGAAAATGCACCCGTGGATGAAGAAGATTTTGAAGAGTGGGATTAAAAGAATGATTTTGACACCTTACAGTTCGGCTCCGTTCGGTAATGGATTTTGACCGTATAGCCACGCATCGTTGCTGTCCATCGATGGGACGGGAAGGAACACGTGGTACATTATGCGATTAAGAGATCGAAAACAACTTTCCACCAACCCCCTTGTATATACTAATATACATGAATTTCAAATAACCCCTTTGCAACACAATTCATGAGGGTTAAAAAAAGAGATTTTAAAAAGATTTTACCAAATAAAAATGTATATATGAAAATATTTTATGATGATTTTGAAGTAGGTGATACTATTGGATATGATGAGAATTGGGATGGTAGAAGAACAGGTAGGGTAATTGAGAAAGTTCTAACGGAACAGTTATTAAGCGATATTAAGAGATGGGAAACCAAGGAGAATGAGCATAATATGAGAATAATTAAAAAACAAGGTGGTAGTGATGACAGTAAAAGAATTAATTGAAAGATTATCTCAAATAGAAGATCAAAATATAAGAGTAATGACAACGGGATATAAAGGAGGGTATGATGATGCTAGTATTTATTTTAGAATAATCAATGTAGCATTAAATGTTAATTCAGAATGGTATTATGGAAGCCATGAAATGGTAAGTGAAAATCATAATTATAAAGATAAAGAAATTGTAAAGGCAATAGTATTGCAATAAAAAATTCCATAAAGTATTTGGGAGGCCGCTTGGCTTCCCAACTTCTGTTTCGTATATTATTAATATAAATTTAAAACAAAAAGGTTATGAAAAAGTATTTTCTTTTATTATTATTAGGTTTTATCTTCATTTCATGTGAAGTTGATCCAGTTAATCAATATCCATGTCCAGATGGAAATTGTGACGCACAATTTGTAATTGATACACAACAAAATCCAGGTTCATATCAAGACGCTCAGGGTGTATGGCATGTAAAATATTCAGGATTAAATTATTTTAGAATTAAAGGTCAAACAGATCAATTAATATCAGAATATGTAGTGAATGAAGTGCCATTAATTGAAACCAGTTACGATTCGAATTATTTTATATTACCTAATAATATTACTTGGACCTATCCAGTTTACTCATTTTTAGGATTATTTATTAATAATAACTTACAAACAGCTATTCCATATGATTATTTTACTTTAACTTTACCCCAAATATCCGAACAAGGAGATATAACAAATATAGCAGGATATGAAATTAATAGATATTTTAATTTTAACCACCCTGCTGCAAAAACAATGCTCCAAACATACTCTAAATATACTTACACACCTACCCAACAAATAATATTTTTCCCAGATATGATAGGCGATACTGCCAAAATTTACATTCAGGTAAATTGGAATTCTGATTATGGAGGAGAAAATGTTAAACGTATTTACGAACTGAATGTTAAATTTGAAAATTAAAAGTTATGTATCAAGAGGTAATTTCATTTGAAAAGGCTTTAGAATTAGAAAATCAAGGTAAAATTGTTATTTATAATCCTAATAACGTAGAATCAATTTTTTCCACCGTAAAAGAATGGAAAGATAATTGGGATAAATTAAGAAAAACTTTTCGTAAAGTACCTATACATAAATTAACTTCATTCGCTAATTTCGAATATTTAATTGAATATAAATTTATTGAAGAAGGTGATCCGGTTAAAGTAAATTGGGTATATATGTATGGACAAGATGAAAGTACTAGAATTAAATTAAATGAATCTACCTCTAGAGGGAAATATGTTTATATTTTAACTAATAAATGTTATCCTGGTATTTGTAAGATAGGAAAGGCTGTTACCCCTTCAAAAAGAGTAAAACAAATAAATGGTGCAGGTACTGTTTGTGAGTGGGAGTTAAAATATGCTTTACCTGTTTCTGATGATTATAAAGTGGAAAGTGAAATTCATAAAGAATTATCGTATATAAGGATGTCTTCATTAGAAGGTTCTAGTAGGGAGTTTTTTAAAATAGAATTTAATGAAGCAGTTAAAGTTATAGAAAGGATAGGAGAACATTTTTCAACTTCCCAACCAATTTATTATTAATTAAAAAATTTATTAATTATGTTAGAATTTATTTTAAATCAGCTTTTATTATTAGGTCAAATATATATTATTTTAGGTTTATTAGTTACTTTTACATTTTTATGTATTAATTATATAGTTAAAGATAAAGAAAATGAGTTTACCTTTATTAAATCTTTAGGTTTTATTTTTTTCTATCCTATTGTTTTATATTATGCTTTTAAAAGAAAATAATGAATAATTTTGAAAATTTAATGAAAACCCAAATAAATGGGATTTTAGAAGTATTCACTTCAGATTTAGAAAAAATACTTAAAGATAAAGAATTTTCCTCACAAGATGAAAAAAAAGAAATTTATAAAGATTTCTCAAACATTTTAAAATTTTATTCTTCTTATAAAGATGAAATAAACCCCCAAATAAAGGATAAAATTAACCATATTACCAACTTATTAAATACTTCAAACGAGATGGACGAAAGTGAAAAACACCCACTTAATTCCCTACCCTTATCAGATGGCCAAAAAAATTAAACCTCCTTTGAAGACTTCACACAAAAGACTTGGCTTGCAGTTTTTTCTTTCATATAATTAGGGTGAGAGAGAGAAAAATGAACCTAATAACTAAATAAAAATAGAAAAAGAAACATGAAGAAATGGGACATGATAGTGTACGGATTAGAGGATTGCGGATACTGTACAGAGCTAAAACAAGAGTTAGGAATAATGAATATCCCTTTCACTTACGTTAATATCTCAGCTAATGATGAACTGGGTGATAAGATAGAAGATATATATAAATGCCCAGTATATCCTATGGTTATCCTTAAATATCCTCAGCAAATAGCTTGGCTACCCGGGACTTCTTTATTACCTTCTAACTCTATCAGAACATTTAATACAATTAAAGAATTAATAATTAATATTAAAAATATTTATGACAACTAAATTATCAGCAGAAGATATAATGAAAAATTGGGAGACTTTTATCTCTAATATTGACAATTATATCTCAGAACCCAGACGTTCTAAACTTAAAGAGTTTTACATTAAATATCAAGAACGTATCATGATGATACCAGCATCGCATAAAAAAGAATACCACTCAGCTTTCCCAGGAGGATACGTTGATCATGTTAATCGAGTAGTTAGATGCGCTTTGGGTCAACATAATTTATGGTCTCAAGAAGGATGTGATACTTCAACTTACACTTTAGAAGAATTAATATTCTCAGCTATTAACCATGATTTAGGTAAAATGGGAGATGAGAACTATGATGCTTACATACCACAAACAGATACGTGGAGAAAGGATAAATTAGGTGAAGATTACATGTTTAATGATAAATTAGCATTTGCGTCGGTACCAGATAGAGGATTGTTTTTACTCCAAGATAATGGTATTAAATACACATTTAATGAAATGGTAGCTATCCAAACTCATGATGGTTTATATGATGAAGCTAATAAAAAATACTTAATGGGTTATATGCCTGAGTTAAAACCAAGAACTGCTTTGCCATATATTTTACATCAAGCTGATATGATGGCTGCTCGTATTGAATGGGAACAAGATTATTTACCTAAATTTAAAGGTGAAAAAGTAGAAGTAAAAACACAACCTACTACTAATAAATTTTCTATTAAACATCCTAAATTATCAAATCCTGATGCTCCTTTTGCTAATCTTTTAAATAATATATAATGGATATAATAATTTTAATTAACGGAATACTAATTTTAGCCTTAGTTATAGGTTATATTATTTGGAATCTAATGAAGAAAGTTGAAAAACTTGAATCAATGATTGATATACAAGAAAAATATATAATGGATTTTTATGATTTAGTTAAACAATCTGAAATAAAAATTAAAGAAATTGATTCTAACCAATTATTCCAATCAGATGATGAAGTAGGTTTTTTCTTCCAAAATTTAAAAACAATACAAGAGGCTTTATCTGATTATATAAAATTTATAAAATAATATGGAAGTATCAAATTCAGAAATTAAAATACTTCATGTTCCCCAAGAAGAAACAGAAGTACAATATACAAAAAAAGGTACAATAAGAAAAAGAAAACCTAAAACTAAAAAAATGTATTTCACTCAGGACACTGAGGAAGCGATTATAGAATATTTAAATGAAACTAATCCTCATTTAAGAAATAAAATTTATAATGAAAGAATAAAATATGCCTTTCATAAATTAACAGAAAATATAATTCACACATTTAAGTTTTATTATACCGAAGTAGAGACAATAGCTGAACTTCAACATGAAGTTACAGCCTTTCTCCTTGAAAAATTGCATCTCTATAATCAATCAAAAGGGAAAGCTTATTCTTATTTTGGCACTATTGCTAAACGTTATTTAATTCTTTATAATAATAAAAATTATGAGAAATTAAAAGGTAAAACTGATGTTGAAGCTATAGATGAAGATAAAACTATTGTAATTGATATTTTAAATTCTTCTTCAACTGATGTTGATCCTTTAGTAAGTGAGAGTTATTTTATAGAACAATTTATTAAATATGTTGATTTATATCTAATAAAGATCTTTCCTGATAAAGAAGATGCTAAAACTGTTGATGCTATAATGGAACTTTTTAAACAAAGAGAAGGTTTAGATATTTTTAATAAAAAAGCACTCTATATCTATATTAGAGAAATGACTGATCAAGATACTCTTCAAATAACTAAAGTAATTAAAGTTCTAAAAAAAGTATATATTAGGTTATTAAATCAATATCTAGATTATGGGTATGTTAGTTTAAATTATTAAAAAATTTTAAAATAATTTATATTTATAATTAAAATATATTATGGATTTTAATACTATAACACTCTTTGGTAAAAAGACTTTTGCTGATTTGCTAAAAGAAATACATACTAATTCCTCTAATAAGGAAAAAGAGATTAGAGCTCTTATAGATAATTTAAAACCGTTCATCACATCTGCTGGTGATGCGGTTATTATTGTCCCTTTAATCAAAGATTATTTAGATGTATCTGTTAAAAATGATGATTTATTAATTAAAATGGCAGGCATTGTACAACGTGCAATGAATTCTAATACTGGGGGAGAGGATTTATTATTATCAGATTCTGATAAAGAAATGTTATTCCAATCAATGAATGAATTAGATACTAAAGCTAAAGAAGAATTACCTAAAATAGAAAATGAGTTTATATCCTAGTTTACAGCAAAGTATATCTAGTAATTCTAATAAAGGAGGAAGTAAAGGTGGTAATACTTTTTTCTTTGCTAGAGTTAATGATATTTTATTATCAACTGAAACTAAAACTGAAAATTTTTTTAATGACGCTGGAGGTTGGGCTGGTTTAGGTTCAATTAAATTCACTCAAATCGGTACTACATCAGATAATGATAAACCATCTAATTTAATAGCTAAACCTTTATTTACTAATATTTTACAATACCCTATTTTAGAGGAAATTGTTTTAATATTACAAGCACCTTCTGATGGGTTAAATTCTGATCCTCAATCAAAGACTTATTATTATTTAACTACTGTAGGTTTATGGAATAGTATTCATCATAATGCTTTTCCTGATATACCTAATTTTAATAAAAAAATAAAAGATAAAAATAACAGTTCTATTTCTCAAATTGAGGAAGGAAGTTCTATATCTAATTCACCTAATACTGAAGTTTTAAAATTTGGTAACTCTTTTAAAGAAAAATCTGATATTAGAAATTTACTACCAGAAGAAGGAGATGTAATAGTTGAAGGAAGGTGGGGTCAATCAATTAGATTTTCTTCTACTACAACCCAAAAACTACCTAATAATTCATGGAGTTCTCAAGGAGAATTAGGATCACCTATTACTATTATACGTAATGGGCAATCCAAAGAAAATAACACTTCAGCCCCATGGGTTCCATTATATGAAGATATAAACAATGATGGTTCATCTATCTATATGTCATCTGGTCAAGATATACCTTTAGAACTTGCTTCTAAAAATTTAAAATCTTTTGATGTAACTGTAGGAGCAGCATTTAATTCTGCCTTACAAATACCTGACCCTTATATCCCCTCACCTGATATTTCACCTAAACAAGCAGATAACCTTAAATAATGGCAAGTTATAAACCCGAATTCCCTTACTTAGGAGAACAAATAATAATTAATTCAGGTAGAGTTATTTTAAACTCTAAGGATGATTCTGTATTTTTATTTAGTAAAAAAGCTATAAGTTTTTCTTCAGCTGGTACTATAAATTTTGATGCTGATGATTCTGTTATAGTTAATGTTCCTAAAATTTATTTAGGTTTAGATGCTAAAGAACCTTTAGTAAAAGGGACTCAATTAACTATAATGTTAAATGATATATTAGAGGCTTTAAGAGTTTTAAGTGCTCAATTAGATGGTACTCAAGATAGTAATGGAGTATTTATAACTAATGTAATAACGGCAAGTGATAGTTTATCTAAATCCGTAAGTAGGATTAAAGATAGATTAAAAGATATAACATCTAAACAAAATTATACTTTATAATGGCTATACCACAAGGATTATCTGATACTTTAACTAAAATTGCTCCTAAACGTATAAATGATGCAGTTGAAAAAATATTAGATATTTTAAATAAAGTAAATGACGCTGTTAGGAAAATTAATGAAATTGATTTTTGTAACCCTTTAGGGTATATTTTAACTAAAGCTTTACCTCCTGGAGGAGTTCTAGAGAATAAAATGTTAAAATATGGTAAATCTGTAACCGATTTTATTAATAAGCAAGAAGAAAAATTAGACCCTTTTAAACGTAAAGATGAAACTGAAGAACAATATAAAGCTCGTTTATTATCATACCAACAAACTATAGAAGAGATACGACAATCTTTAGAAGAAATAATACCAGAACCTGATTTAGTAGATATATTCCCTGGTGGTGAAGGTTTAATACAAACTATTAATACTTTAAATTTAGTATTGACTAATACTAGTGATACATTAGATACTAGAATAGATCCTAAACAACTTATTATAAATCGAATTACTTTAATAAAATCCTTTTCTGATAAATTAAAACCTTTTATGAATCCTATCAATATAGCTACTTTAGCTATAGGAGATCAAGCTGAAGAATTAAATAAAAAATTAAGAGATTTTATTAAACCTGAAAGGTTTGCTTCTAGTGTTGCTTTTATTATAAAACAAGTAAAAGCTATAGATAAAGCAATACTCCAAATTCAAAAAATGGTACAATTGATAAATACCATTCTAAAATTAATAAATACTTTAATTAAAATATATAAATTTGTAACTAAAATTTTAAAAATTTCTCCAATACCTGTAGCTACAGGTGGAGGGGGTTCTCCAGTTATATCTCAAACAGACGGAGCTTTAACTTCTAAAGCTGATAGAGTCAGAAAATATCAAACTGATATAGATGATTATAGTAAAATAATTAGAATGGTATCTACTTTTTTAAATAAAAGTATAATATTACAAATACAAAGAGTTAGAAAAGAAATAATAAGATTATTAACAGGGTTAGAAATTTTATATAAAAATTTACTAGCTTGTCCATATACAAATGACCCCTTACTAGAACAAAGTTTACAAGATGCTATTTCATCTCTACAAAATAATTTAATTACTTTAGATAACTTATTCCCAACTTCTAAAACAGATAATTTATTACCTTCATTATATAATGGGTATCAAATTGATATTATAAAAGAAGAAGTGGTTGATAAGGGTATAACTTTATTAAGAAGAAGAGTAATAATAGCAGATCAAAGAAGTATTACTGTATATGAAGGTACTCCTACTTTTGCTACTGATGATCAAGTCCTAATAAAAGAAGCTCAATATCAGATTAATAAATTAGGAAATATAGGTACAAGTGATGAAGGGAATTCTACTCTTACTAACCAACAGATAATAAATGAAATGAATGAATTAGGTTTAAATCCTAATAATATTAATATTAATCCTAATAACTTAGATTAAAAACAAGTTATAATATCAAATATTTATAATTATGAACTTAGACGCTTTAAGAAAATTAATCAGAGAAGAAATGAGAACTGTAATTAGAGAGGAACTAAAAGGTATCCTTACTGAAGCAGTAGTCATAGCAAGTACGCCTGAAATAAAAACTCAAGCTCAAACTCATCCTCATATTAAAACTGAATCTACTTACAAACCAAAATTTTCAGAAATTTTAGCTGAAAAAAAAGCTCCTGTATCTACAGGTAATCCTATTTTTGATCTTTTAAATGAAACTGCTGAATCAGGTGAATGGAGATCAATAAATGGGGGTTATACAGCTCAAGATGCTATTAGTTGGGCTGGAGGTATACCAGGCATGGGTGGTACAAATACTCCTGTAGTAGCTACAGTAGATCAAATGATATCAAATCAAGGACCTGTTAGAGATATAAATGATGTAAGAATAGATGCAGTACCTGATTTTACTGGATTAATGGGTAAATTAAAAGAAAATGGTAAATTATAATGGCTTATAATATAATCAATATTAATCCTTTAGACTTACAACCTAGTAAAGGTGTAGGTATTAAAATCCCTTTTGATGGTCCTACAGGATTAAATATAACTTATACAACTAAAGAAGCTATTAAATCTAATATTTTAAATTTCCTTTTAACTGGTAAAAGAGAAAGAATAATGAATCCTAATTTTGGGGCAGGTATTAGAGAACAATTATTTGAACAAATAACTTCTAATACTGTTGAAAATATAGAAGATATAATTACTTTTGGGTTAAATGATTATTTCCCTCAAATTAAATTAAATAATTTAACAGTAAGTTCCTCTCCTGATCAAAACTTAATTCAGATTTATTTTAGTTATTTCATAAAAAACACTAATATACAAGATGAAATTATAATAAATTTTAATAATTAATAATGGCTAATACAAAACCCGTACAATATTTAAATAAAGATTTTGATAGTTTAAAAGCTCAATTAATAAATTTTGCTCAAACCTACTATCCTAATACTTATAATGATTTTTCTGAAGCCTCACCTGGTATGATGCTTATTGAAATGGCTTCTTATATAGGGGATGTTTTATCATTTTATATTGATAACCAAATTCAAGAAAATTTTCTTCAATTTGCCAAACAAAGAAAAAATTTATTAGCTCAAGCATACACTTATGGTTACCAACCAAAAGTAACTAAAGCATCTACTACATTATTATCAGTTTACCAAGTAGTACCCGCAGTATTATCAGGTAGTCAATTTACTCCTGATTTAAATTATGCTTTAATTTTAGAAGAAGGAGGTAAAATTTCATCTAATTTAGACTCTAATATTCAATTTTACATAAATGAAAAATTAGATTTTTCAAAATCTGTACCGGGTTCTGAAACTGAAATTTCTGTTTATTCTACTGATGTTTTTCAAAATCCTCAATTTTATTTACTAAAAAAACAAGTTAAAGCTACAGCAGGAACCCTAACTTCTACAACTTTTACTTTTGGTAATCCTGAACGTTACCCAACTGTTAATCTTTTAGATACCAATATTATTGAAATAGTTAATGTAGTTGATAGTAATAATAATAAATGGTATGAAGTACCTTATTTAGCTCAAGATACTATTTTTGAACCTATAATTAATACAGCTCAAAATAACCCAAGTTTATCTCAATACAATGATACTGTACCTTATTTATTAAAATTAAAAAAAGTACCTAGAAGATTTGTAACTAGATTTAAAGAAAATAATCAACTGCAATTACAATTTGGCCCTGGTATATCATCAGGAGCAGATGAAGAAATTATCCCTAATTCAGATAATATAGGTTTAGGATTACCTTATGGTGTAGATAAAATGACTACAGCATTTGACCCTTCAAATTTTTTATATACTCAAACTTATGGTTTAGCACCTTCTAATACTACTTTAACAATATCTTATTTAAAAGGAGGAGGAGCAATATCAAACACCCCTGTAAATACTTTAACTATAAATTCAGGAGTAACTACTTCATTTAATGGTAATAATTTAGATAATAATTTATCCACAGCAGTTTTAAATTCTTTAGCTTTTAATAATGAAGAAGCAGCTAATGGAGGAGGAGACGGAGATACTAATGAACAAATAAGACAAAATGCTTTATCATCTTTTCCAACCCAATTAAGAACTGTAACTAAAGATGATTATATTGTTAGAACTTTATCTTTACCTTCAAAATATGGGGTTGTTTCTAAGGCGTATGTAAATCAAGATATTAGTATTCAAAATAATTTTTCAACTGATTTATTAGCTACTCAAAATATAAATTCAATTTCATTATATATTTTATCTAGAGATAATAATAATAACTTAACTATCCCTAATTTAGCTTTAAAACAAAATTTAAAAACTTATCTTTCTCAATATAGAATGTTAACTGATGCTGTTAACATTAAAAATGCTTTTATTATTAATATAGGAGTAAATTTTGAAATAATAGTTAGACCTAATTATAATAATAAATTAGTTTTAAATAATTGTTTAACAACCCTTCAAAATTATTTTAATATTGATAAATGGCAAATAAATCAACCTATAATTCTACCAGAAATCTATAGTTTAATTGATCAAGTTGAAGGTGTACAAACTGTACAAAAAGTAGAAATTTCTAATAAAGCTGGAATTGAAAATAATTATTCTCAATATTCTTATGATGTAAAAGGAGCTACAATTAATAATGTAATTTATCCTTCTTTAGATCCAAGTATTTTTGAAGTTAAATTCCCTACAACTGACATACAAGGCAGGTGCGTAACCTTTTAATTTTTTAATATTTATAGTAAATATATTACTATGAGTATAGGAGTTTATAAAATTACATCACCTACAAATAAAATTTATATAGGTCAATCTATTAATATAGAAAGAAGATATAAAGAATATTCAAAATCTAATTGTAAAAACCAAACTAAATTATTTTTATCTTTAAAGAAACATGGTTTTGAAAATCATAAATTTGAAATTATAGAAGAATGTGATATTTCTATTTTAGAAGAAAGAGAAACTTATTGGAAGTTATTTTACAAGGTTTTAGAAATCCCTTCATTATGTTGTCGTATAGATGGAATATCCGGATATTTAAGTCAAGAAACTAAAGATAAAATTAGTAAGGGATTAATAGGAAGTAAAAGAACAGAATCTACAAAAAAATTAATATCTGATAATATGCCTAATAAAAAGAAGGTATATCAATTTACTCTTGAAGGGGAATTAATAAAAATATGGGATAGTATAAAAGAAGTAGAAAGAAATTTTAAAGGTAATATTAAAAATAATATTTTAGGTAAAACCAAACATGCCGCAGGATATATTTGGCTTAGAGAAGAAGATAAGTATAAATTGCAACAACGTGTAAATTTAATAAAAAATTTTATTCATCCCTTAAAAAAATTTATCTAATGTATATTTATATTATATATTAGATTTATGGCTATTTACAAAATATTTCCTGAAAAAGATACTTTTATTTCTCATTACCGCTCTACTCAAAATTTTGGTAGAGATGAAGTATTAGAAATTTCTAATGAAACTGAATTAACCTCATTACATGCTGATAAAACTAGAGCTCTAATTCAATTTCCTACATCACAAATATCAGATATTATCACTAATAAAATAAGTGGTAGTTTTGTATCTTACTTAAGATTATTTTTAGCTACAGCTTATACCCCTTCAGATTTTAGTATAATGGCTTACCCTATCTCAAAAAATTGGGAAATGGGATTAGGTAGATCAGGAGATGATCCAATAACTACTTTAGGATGTACTTGGAATAATGATGCTCAATCTTCAAGTTGGACTAGTACTGGAGGTGATTATTTAGAAAATATTTCTTCTTCTCAATATTTTACTTATACTGCTAACAAAGATATTAACATGGATGTTAGTAATATAATTTTAGGATGGAATTCAGGATCTTTTTCTAATTATGGAATTTTATTAAAACAAAGTAGTAGCATAGAAGGAAGTAATAATCCTATTATTACTAAATTTTTTTCAATGGATACTCATACTATTTATCCTCCTCAATTAGAATTTAGATGGGATGATAGTTCATATAGTACTACATTAACTCAAATAACATCTTCAGATTTTATTTCTACTATTTCTAATTTAAAAACAGAATTTGAAGAAAATACTATTTATAAATTTAGAATTAAAGCTAGAGACAAATATCCAACTAGACAATTTTCAACTACATCAGTATATTTAAATACTAAAGCTTTACCATCAAGTTCATATTGGGCTTTAAAAGATGTTAAAACTGAAGAAATGGTAATAGATTTTGATACTAATTATACTAAAATAAGTTGTGATAATACTAGTAATTATTTTAAACTTTATATGGATGGTTTAGAACCCGAGCGTTATTATCAAATCCTTTATAAAATAGTATTAAATAATGGTGAAACTGTTATTATAGATGATAATTCTAATTACTTCAAAATAGTTAGATAATGGCTGAACAAGTTCAATTAAATAAAACAGTTTATGGTAAAATTACATACCCTAATGTAATTAACACTGAATTTACCCAATTAATAAGGACAACACCTGAAGAAGTTGGAGGTATAACAATTGATGAATTTTTTCAAGCATATAATGATTTATTTTTTGAGATACCTATAGATGGAGAATTTAATTCCCATTTAGAATTAATAAAAAGAAGTACTGAGTATGTTGGGGTTAATCAAACTACCGATGAAATTGATGCTTTATTAACTGAAATTAATCAATTAAGATTAGAAAATCTTCAATTACAACAACAATTAGATGAATTAAATTCATAATAAAATAAATGGAAATTACTAATATATCAAGTTTAGATAGATCATCTTTTATTAATCAAGATTACAAACCTCAAGATGAAACCCTATTAAATTCTTTAGAAATAAATAATGAATTTGGTAACTCTGAAGATAAAATAGAAATTCATATTATATCACCTAATGGTGAAGTAATTGAATCAGTTTATGATTTTAGAAATTATAAAATAACCTCTACAACTCAAAATAGTTCTTTATTTAATCAAATTGAATTAGACCCTAAATCTGATTTAGAATCATTTGGTTACTTCTCAGGGCAATATGATGTTAATTATAATTTTTATAGACAATTATTTTTAAGTTCTCCTGCTAATAATTTTTATATAACAGAAATTTCATCTGATAGAACTGAAATAAAAATTTCTAATAATAATATATCATATACTGATTTAGGTCAAAATTATTTAAATTATATAGCTACTAGAAATTCTAGAAGTTTTTACTCTGATTTTATTTTAAATTTTGGGGAAAATGATACTTACATAGCGGTTAATGTTGCCTTAGATAACACTAACACTACTATACCTAGTTTATATATTAAATTATACGAACCCTTACCATCTAATTTAAATATTAAAGACACTTTATGGGTAGTTGAATCTATATCTGAGCCTTACTCTTTCAGAGTAAATACTGATTTTATAGCTGAAAGTATAGATACTACTATTCCTTTAAGAGGGCCTAATATTAATATTGAATTAAATGATAAAGTTAATTTAACTACTCCTTACTTAAATTTATCTAATATATTAAATAATTCAACAACCTCTTCTTACCAACAATTGCAATCATGGTTAGAAGAAAAAAGTATAGAGATAACTGTTGATTATACAGATTTTAATAATTTTATTCATTTTTCATCAGCTGAAGATAGATTAAATAATTTTAAATATAAATTAACTCAAATACAGTCTTTACAATCTGATATTAATATTTTAGATAATTTAAACCCCTTAACTAGTTCAGCTTATATTAATACTAATAAAGAAATCCTCCAAAATAAATTAAATTCAATTATTGAAAAATTTGACGGATATGAATATTATTTATATTATGAATCTGGGTCTAAATCATGGCCTAAAATAAATTCATCAAAACCTTATATTAATGCTTCTGTAACTTCTTCATTAGCACTAAACTGGTTTGGTAATATAAATGAAAGTTCAAATTATTACGGAGGAGAAATATTATCTGCTTCTAATTATGATAACTCTAATAGAAATTATATTTGGAATAATTTACCAGAATATATAAAAGCTGATTCTCAAAATGCTAACCTAGAGCTATTCACATCAATGTTAGGTCAGCATTATGATTATATTTGGACTTATATTAAAGATATAACTGATATTCAAGTTGCTGATAACAGACTTGATTTTGGTATTTCTAAAGACTTAGTGGCTGATACTTTAAGAAATTTTGGTATTAAGTTATATACCAATTCTAGAAATCAAGATGATATTTATTCTTCATTATTAGGAATAAATGCTGAAGGTAGTTTTTTACCTTCAACAGGATCTTATTTAATTGATACTTATATTACTGCCTCTCAATATACAATTCCTGACAATGATATCGTAAAAGAAACATATAAACGTATTTATCACAATTTACCTTATTTACTTAAGACTCGTGGTACAAGAACAGGATTAAACGCTTTAATCAACTGTTTTGGTATCCCTGAAACTATTTTAAAAGTAAAAGAATATGGTGGATCTAAAAAAGGAGATGATTTAATTGAACAAATTATACCAAAATTTAATTATAATTTAGAAAATCCTAATATAACTTTCCCTTGGCAATATTCCCAAAAACAATTTTTAAATACTGGAGAATATATAATGCCTGATACATTAGAATTTAGATTTAAATTAGATTCTATAATCCCAACTCAATCTATATTATTAAGTGATAATGGTTGGAAAAATATAATAGTAACTCATACTACTAACTCATATGCTAATATAAATTTTAATTTATCTAATGATAATAATCATATTTACTCAAACCCAATTGAATTGCCCCTATATAATGGAGATTGGTGGACTTTAAATTTAACTAGGGAAACAGGTAGTTTAAATGCCTCTCAAACCGGTTCTAATAATACTTATACTTTAACTATAGGTAATAAAAATGATAATGGGATACAATATTTAACATCAAGTTCCATTTTTATAACAGGGTCTACTCAAAGTCAATATAATAGATTTGGATGGGAGGAACCTGAAATTTTAATCTCTGAATTTTCAGGCTCAATCCAAGAATTTAGATATTGGGTAGGTTCAATCCCTTTATTAGATTTTAAAGACCATATTTTAAACCCAAGATCTATTAGCTTTAATGGAGTAACAGGTTCATATGGTAATCTGATATATAGATTACCTTTAGGTTCTGAATTAGATACAAATTTAGGATCAAATCTCCCTTCAGTTCATCCATCTCCTACCTCATCTTTTACTATTAACATTTCGAGTAGTGTAATTAATGGTAATTATATTGATAATTATGAGACATATTTAGTTAATACTCCTAATATAGGTAACATAACTGAAATTGATGAAAAAGTAAGAATAGTATCTCAAAGTTTAATTACAGGAAGTGTTTTAACTCCTTATATCTCTATTCAAAAACCATTAAATCCTTCATATATAAATGATTTATCAATTGTAGATGTTTCTCTATCTCCTCAAGATTCTATTAATAGTGATATAATAGCTCAATTAGGATCATTTAACATAGATGAATATATTGGTGATCCAAGACTATCATCATCAGGTTCATACCCTGCTTTAAATGAGTTAAGAGATTTTTACTTCCAAAAATATTCTAAATCTCAAAATATATTTGATTTAATAAAACTTTTATCTTATTTTGATAATTCATTATTTAAAATGGTAAAAGATTTTGTTCCTGCTAAAGCTAATTTATCAACAGGTTTAGTTATAAAATCTCATATTTTAGAAAGGAATAAAACAGTAAGAAATGAACCTATATTAGAATTCGCTCAATTTAGTGGGTCTATAGAAACATCTTTTATAACTGGTTCTAATGGATTAAATACTAATTTAGATACTACTAATACTATAACAACCCAATATTTATCAGGAAGTATAAATAAAACTAATACTGATAGAAGAGAATTATTTACAGGTGAATTAGGTGGAACAGAAATTGTAGTTCACTCACAATCTTTAGAAAATATAATTTATGAATATAATTCTATTTCTATATCTTCTTCTCAAGATATAATAAATAATTTTTCAAGATTACCTGTTAATCCTATTTTAAATAATATTATAGAAGCTAGAACTTCTAATCGTTATCTAGATGTAGATTATGCTTATAATCCTATAACACCTGTTAATTTTAATTTTTTAACTTCAAGTTTATTTTTAAATTTAAGAACAAATTCATACCCTTTCTTAAACTCTACAGTTCAAGATAGTAATTATACTTTATATAGACATATAACTCCTAGATATTTAGGTAGTAAAAATATATCTGCTGCTTACAATACCTTCTCACCTGGAGATCTATCATATGGTTCTGAAGCATCTATAGATTATAATAATGTTAAATTTGCTTATTTTAATGAGTTAACATCTCAATCTTTAACATTTCCTGGTAGAACTAATGTTAATATAAAATATTTAATTGATAGTTCTTCTAATGTAATAGAATTAACAGAGGCTAATAAAAATTTATTTGATGTTCAAAATATTTTCAATAAAACATCAGCTAACATATCTTTAGATAATATTAATCAACCTGCAAAACAAAAACGCATAAATGGTTTAAAACCTATATATGCTGGAGGTTTTAGATATGAACCTATATTGCAAAATTATTCATTAGAAGGAGACATACATTCATCTTTAATTTTTAATTTAGACCAAGAAATAGCACTTCGAAATCTTGCTACAGGTTCTCAAGTGACTTCTTCTACACCAGATTTTATATCAGTAAATAATTCTTCATTAAAAGATGACATAACAATCTCTCCTTCATTAAATACATCTGCTGGTACTTTAACAGCTAATTTAAATTCAGGAATAAATGTTAATGTTACTAGAAATGTTGCTTCTAATAAAACTATATATCAAAGAGTAACAGGGCAAATTCAAGTTAATGTAAGCATATCTCCAGGAAGTAATGAACCTGTTCAAATATGGAAAGGGCTTAATTATACTGGAACAACTCTTCAACTATTTAAAACTGGTATACAACCAACTTCACCTGTTTTAGGAACAACATATGCTTATATTATAGAAGGAACTAGTGGGTGGCATGATAACCTTTTATCTATAAAAGTCCCAGCAGGTAAAAAAGTAACAATGTATGGGGGTGGAGGAAATTCTGGATCACCTGGTAGTCCTATACGACAATTTACAGGCCCTACTCAAACTACAGGTGGAGGTTGTCCCTTATGTATTTTTGGTGGATCGGGTTATGATTCTATGTTAATAGAATTATTAGATGTTCAAGCTAATTTCACCTCATCAAGCCAATTAAACTCATTTGGAACCAACCCAACCTTTAATACAATTTCAGGTGGTCCTTATAATATTGAAGAAGATAATGGTTTATCTATAACAGCTACTTTTCAAATTGATGGTTTTATAGAATTAGCACCTGATATATGCAGTGTTGGGAATTCTGTAACTTTACCTTTAAAATCTTTAAATGGGTTAGAAGGAGTTATTAGAACTACTTTTACTTTTAATAAAACAACTACTAGTCCTAATATAAGATTCACTCAAGTCCCTTCAGTAGATTTAGGAATAGGAGCATTAAATAGCCCGTATGTTTTAACAGATGCTCCTAATTTTATATACACAAACCAAATTATAGATAATGGTTTTAGCTCAGGTTCAAGTTCAACTGGAAATTGGTATTTTGAAAGAGGAGAAAGTGATAGAGGTAAATTAACTCAATTAACAGCCTCATATGATTTATCTACTTTATATTCAAAATATGTTTCTTCACCTATAGGAGAAGTAAATTATTTTACTCAAGTATTACCTACCTCTTCTATAAATGCTGGTTATCAAGAAATAATAGAAGTATTTAACCCAAAACCTGGGGATTTAATTAGATTCTGGAATAGTGATTCTTCTAAATACCCTTATACATCAGATTTTGAAATAGAAATTATAAAAATAATACCACCTCAAGGTCCTATAGGTTCAGGTTCATTTGGTACAGGTTCTTATGCTAACCGTCTAGTAATAGAAGTATTAGGAGATGATATACCTAATATGTCATGTTCAAATAAAAATAATCTCCCAGGAGAAATAGGAAAAATTTTAAATTTTATAATATTAAGTAAAATCTCAGATGAAACTAATATAATAATAAACGGAGAAAAAAATTCAGGTCAAACATCAGGAGGAATTATAATACCTGGTAATATAAATAAACTTTTAAAAGACGATGCAGGTAATATAGTTAAAAACCTAAAATCACAAAACTTAATTTAAAAAATAGGAAATACATATATTTATAATTAGTAATTACAAAAATACAAATGGGATATTTAAATAATACAACAGTAACAGTTGACGCTATTCTTACTAAAAAAGGAAGAGAATTATTAGCAAAAAATGATGGTTCATTTAGAATTACTCAATTTGCTTTATCAGATGATGAAATAGATTATACCTTATATAATCCTAACCATCCATCAGGTTCAGCTTATTATGGCGAAGCTATTGAGGCCATGCCTATATTAGAAGCTTTTCCTGATGAGACTCAAATAATGAAATATAAATTAATCACATTACCTAGAGGGACAGCTAAATTACCTGTATTAGATATTGGATATTCTTCAATTACTTTAAAACAAGGGGCTACTTTAGCTATTACACCTCAAACTTTAAATTATTTAGGAGCCACTACTACATTTGAATCATCAGGTTATACTGCTACTATTGGGGATTCAAGACTATTATCAACTTTTAATGGGGTAGGTATAAATACAGCTGAGGTACAAGCTTTAAATTCATCAACAACTATAGGTACTAATGTTTCAAGAACTGTAATTGGTTCAACTATAAATTTAACCGCTACTACTGTTAATACTTTATTTGGTACAAGAACCTCTTTAAGTACTATTTTAACTTTAACTGGTAGAGATTCAGGGGCAAGAATTACTGTACCATTAACTATAACAAAAGTAACTAGCTAATAATAAAAATAATATGAGCTTTATATCATTTAATGCTGAAGATTTTGTAGTAAGTGCTGATTCTATAACTTCTATATTATGGAGTAATAATCAAACTACTTTATCTAATTTTTTCACATCTTCAACATCTGTAAATAATAACGCGTATCTACCTGTATATGCTGAAAATCCTGTATCAAACCTAACAGCTTTACCTCAATTTTCAATTGCTTATGGTCAAGTAGATGGATCAGGTTCAGCTCCTATTAATTCTTCTGTTGTAGGTTTATCTCCAACAAGAATTACTTATGGTCAATATAGAACTTTAATTAATGGAGATGAAAATACTAATATAAATTTTGGAGCAGGTAATACTAATTCTTCTGATTTTTATGTTATTAATATAGGAAGAGCTAATTATAAGGAAAAACTATTCCCTGGTACTTTTAATTTACGTTTATCTGGTTCAGATGGAACTAACCAATCTTTAATTCAATTAACGGATAATAGTACCCAAGTAACTACTTTAAATTATTGTGATGCCGGAAGAGTATTTGATATAGTAAGTGGCTCTAATGGGGCTTCTACAACATCTATAATATCTGGAAGTTCAGCTGCTGGTTATACAATTTCAGGTTCTTATGGTAAATTTTTACCTGATGTAGGGTTAATTTTATTAAATGCCAGAGCTTTATCCTTATCAGCTAGTTTAGGAGGTATAGGTTTAACTCCAGGTACCTCTAATAATTCAACAACTTTAGGTACAACTAATTCTAATTTATTTAGTGCTATTCAAAAAGGAGGATCTTTTCAATTAAATAGTGAAGAAACTATAACTTCTGATTACATATTTGTTAGAATTAAAAATAACGATTTTAATTACACTACTAATCCATCTATGATTAGTGGTAGTGGAGAATTTTATTATCCTTCATTAGTTAATAACCCCGAAACTTTTATTACTACTGTTGGTATGTATAATGATAATAATGAATTATTAGCAGTAGCTAAATTATCAAAACCCCTATCAAAGAATTTTACAAAAGAAGCTCTTGTTAGAGTTAAATTAGATTTTTAATGAATGAGTTTTTCATATAAAACATTAAGTTCAAATGATATTACTTTAACCTCCTATATAGCTAATAAGCAATGGGAGGTTAATAGTTTATCTTTATCTGAAAATGGAATTAAGATTTATATAGGTGAAAATATACCTATAAATGAATCTTCCCCTTTCAATCCTACTAATGATACTGAAACTACTAATGACGAGTATAGAAGATTAATATTTTCTTCAATCCAACATCTATTTTATAAAAATTATACATCAGGTTCCGATACAGGTTCATTTTTTGGATCTTCATCTTATATTAATTATGAACAATCTACTTTAACATCAGGTTCTTCATTATTAACTACTTTAAGATATTTAGCTCAAAAAACCGGTAGTAGCAATCCTGATTTATCAACTTATGATGATGGGATAATCTATGATGGGAATGGTTTATATGATATTACCCCTTTTGATGGGGATAGAGGTAGTAAAATAGCAGTAATATCAATTGACCAAAATATATATGGTTCTGGCTTAAACCCTAATTCAGTATTTATATCAGGCTCAGGATATTATTTAAGAGATGACGGAGAAGGAAATTTCTTTGATTACTATAATGAGAATAATTATTTAAATCCTGTTTCTTCATCTTTAATAGGTAATGTTTTTTATTCTTTTGGTTTAATAGTAATAACTAATGAAAATTATTTATGTTCATTTGGGTTACCACCAACTGCTGTAAATGATTATTTCTCATGTTTAAATTTAGATACACCTAAAACTTTTGATATATTAGGAAATGACTTTTCAGACTGTGGTAATATACTTTTTAATAGTTTCACTACTCACTCTATAGAAGGTTATACATTCCCTACTTTTACTTATAATAATGGGTTTATAACTATATTAGATGAACAACCTAATTATATACCAGGAGAATATAAAATAGGATATACTTTATTAAATGATTCTTTATTATCTAGCAATACTGCTTCTATAAATTTAACTATAAATTCTCAACCCTTACAAATAGAAAATTTAATAACTTCTTCTGTTTGTTTTGGAAATATATCAATGGTCCCTGTTACTTTTTCTATAAATTATGGGGTACCTTATTATAGTTACTCTTTAGATAACGGGGCAACTTATACTGGAGTAAATTCTTTATCTAGTATTACTATAAGTGGTAATATAACTGCATCTAATAATAATGCAATTTACATTAAAGACTACTCAGGTGATATAATATCTTCATCTTTCTCAACATGGTACCCAGAAATAACCTCAAATATACAAATCACTAAATTACCTTGTTCTTCAACCTCAACAGATGGTATAATAGTAATATCAAGTAGTATAGCCATATCAGCTAGTATAGGTTCAACTTCTAAAAAATTACCAAACTCTTTTACTAATATAGGTACAGGATCTATAACAGTAGGTTTAACTTCAAGTTTTGGATGTACTACTAGTTCTATGGTACAAGTAGGAGTATACCCTGCTTTAACTGCTAGTGTTACTCAATCTAATATAACATGTTATGGAGGTAGTAATGGATATTTGGAAGTTAATCTTAGTAATGTAGTAGATGATAACTTATATGTGAATTTAAGAGATGATATTAGAGACATTTACATTTATGAAGAAACTGAATTATCTAATTTTATAAATAATTCTATAACAGCATCTAATTTAACATCATCTGAATATCAATTAACTATTTTTAGTTTTGATCCTAATAATTGTCAATTTTATTTTACAGATATCAACCTAACTCAACCCAATCCTATATTATTTAATATAACGGCTTCATATATAAATTCATGTTCAAATCAAATAATATTTAATGTAACTGGAGGAAATGGTCCTTACACTTATTATGCTGTAAATACCGGTTCAAATGTGCAATACTCATCTACAACATCTCCATTAGATTTAGGCTCAACTAATAGTGGAGTATTTTCTACTTTTGTAGTAGATAGTAATAATTGCGTTTCTACTTCTTCTTTATTAGAAGTTTATGGTAGAACTTATATTTATAGTGGATCAAGTTGTGAAATAATATAAAATGGCTAAAACAGGATATTTAACAAGTTCAGGGATACAACAGGTTTTTAATACAGGGCCCTTATCAGGCTCTGTAGTAACTTCTAGTTATTCCGTAGGTTCAACATTTTTTGGTCCTACAGTAAATTTTAATCAATCTTTTATATCAGGTACTATAGATGATATTGTGCCTTGCGATGTTAATCCTCAAATATTTTATAGGTATTACCTTGATCCTTTATGTGCAGCTTGTATAACTCCTATTTTAATATCAGGTAATACTGAATGTATTGATAATTATAATTTTAATTATTTTATAACTAGAAGCAGTGTGAATCCAATAGACATTCCTACAACTTTTATATATTGGAGTACTACTCCTGATTTTAGTTTTAATACAGGCTCTTTAGTTCTAGATAATACTATTGATGGTGAAAATTTAATAATCAATATTAGTTCAAGTCTAACATCCCCCGTCCCTAATAATTCAACTCCAATTTATTTCAGAGCTAATAATAGTTGTGACTTAGGTTTATCTTCATCTTTTAGTAATACTTTAATAATATCTTGTAACAACTCTATTCCTACTAGTTCATATTCAAATTTTACATTAGAAATTGAAAATAGTTTTTTTGGAGCATTTTATATACAATATGCTTATAATGGAGTAAATTATAACATACCCTTAAATCAATCTTCTAGTATAATATTTTCAACTGAAACTTTATCAATACCTGTTAAAATTATAGGATTAACTGAACAATCTGATAATACTATATTTATAAATAAAATAGAAGGGAATATAGAAGGAGTAGTAGCAACAGTCATAACAGACCGAAATTCAAATATAACAAATATAACAGCCCCTGCAGAATATCCAGGAACGGCTATTGTTAATATTGATAATAATATTTCAACTATAGATTTAATAATTGATATAGATAGAAATGCTTTCACTAATAATGGGAAAATAAAAGTTGATATAACTAGTACACCTCCTTTTGACCCTTTATTAATACCTTAATAAGATGAAAATAGGATTTAAAAACGAACATATAATTTATGAAAACGAAGTCCGTTGCAAAATAGGAGAAAATGAATTTAACATGTCTACTAACCCTACTATAACAACAGATAATTCAGGTTCATTAAGGGATTTTGCTACAAGTTCATTCTTTGCTCCTTATGTTACAACAGTAGGTTTATATAATGAAAGAAATGAATTATTAGTAGTAGCTAAATTAGCTAAACCCCTGCCTCTATCCTCTACAACTGATACAACAATAATAATAAAATACGATATTTAATATTGCATATCGCAATATGCAATCTAAAAACAAAAATTATGTGGTTATATAAAGGAAAAGAAATAAAAGAATTATCAGACATGCCCGAAAATACTTTCGGGTTTATTTATGTAGTGACACACACTCCTACAGGAAGAAAATACCTAGGTAAAAAACAATTAATATCAGTTCAGAAAAAAGCCTTAGGTAAAAAAGAATTAGCTTTATTGACTGATGGTAGAGCTAGTAAGAAAAAAACTATAATTAAAGAATCAGATTGGAAAACTTATTATGGTTCACACACTGAAATAAAACAGTTAATAAAAGATAAAAAACATTTGGAGTTTACAAGAGAGATACTTATATTTACTCCTACTAAGAAACTTCATACTTATTATGAAAATAAGTTTTTATTTAGTGAAGGTGTAATAGAACCTAATTCTAATTATATAAATGATAATATAGAAGGAAGATATTTCAAAAAAGATTTTGCTCCCCAAAAATAATTCATTATATTAAATAAAAAATAACCCTTATGAAACGCTACGGCCTTTTTACTAAGAATTCAGATGAAGCTATTAATAATATACCCTCAAGAAGTATAGAAGAAGCAAAATCATTCTTTATAGCTAAGAAAAAATTAACTAAAGATCAATTTGATCAATTATTTGAGGTTAGACTAATAAATTAAAAATTAAAAATAGGTTATGGTAAATGGAATTTTATTAGGATTAGTACAATCAGTACTAGGAAAAGGGCATGTTACTTCAAAAGGTAATTATGCCTTCCAATGTCCTGTATGCAATCATAGAAAACCTAAATTAGAAGTTAATTTAATTCCAACTATTAAAAATGAAAATCCTTGGCACTGTTGGGCTTGTGATATTAAAGGTAAAACTTTATCTTCTTTATTTAAATTAGTAAAAGTAGATGGAAGTAAGTATTCTGAATTAAATTCTATATTAGGTACTACTTATAAAACCGATAGAGTAGAGAATACCACTCAAGTTGAGTTACCTAAAGAATACAAACCCTTATTTAATTTAAATAAAAATGATATTATAGCTAGGCATGCTTTAACCTACATTAAACGTAGAGGTATAACTGTAGAAGACATCCTAAAATACCAGATAGGATATTGTGAAACTGGCCAATATGCTAATAAAATTATTATACCTAATTATAATTCTGAAGGTAAATTAAATTATTTTATAGCACGTTCATTTGAACAAGACCCTATTAGGAAATATGATGCTCCCTCAGCTGATAAAAATTCAGTTATAGGTTTTGAAAATTTAATTAACTGGGATCTGCCTATTATATTATGTGAAGGAGCTTTTGATGCTATCTCTATTAAAAGGAATGCTATACCTTTATATGGTAAAACCCTATCAAAATCCTTAACTAAAAAACTATTATCAAATAATGTAAAAGACATATATTTAGCATTAGATAGTGATGCTCTAAAAAGTACACTAAAAATAGCAGGAGATCTACTCCAATCAGGAAAAAAAATTTATGTTATTAAATTAGATGGTAAAGATCCAAGTGATATGGGTTTTCAACATTTTACTAGTCTAATACAAAAAGCTCAACAATTTACTTTTTCTGATCTTTTTTCACTAAAATTAGAAATGTAATGAAACAATCTTATGACAGAATTCTTCAAATCTCAAAAGATCACAAACAAATAACCTTACCTGACTCAAGGTTTTATCAAAGAAATGGAGAGTATTATCCATCAGTAACGCATGTTTTATCTTGTTATCCTAAAGGTCCTCATTTTGAAGATTGGTTAAAAAAAGTAGGTTACGCCTCAGAATATATTGTTAAGAAAGCAGCTGAAGAAGGAACACAAGTTCATAACTTATGTGAAGACTATTTAAATGGGAAAGAATGTTCATTCTTAAATCAATATGGTAACCCTGCTTACCCTCCTAATGTATGGTCAATGTTTTTAAATTTTGTTGATTTTTGGGAAACTCACAAACCAATTTTAATTGAAACTGAAGTACATCTATTTTCAGATGTTTTAAAAGTAGCTGGTACTTGTGATTTAATTATCGAATTAAAAGATGAATTATGGGTATTAGATTTAAAAACTTCTAATCATTTACAAACAACATATGATTTACAAACAGCGGTTTATAGTCAATGTTATGAAGAATGTTTTGGTAAAAAGATAGATAGAAGAGGTATTTTATGGTTAAAATCTAAATCTAGAGGAGAAGATAAAACCGGTAAACGTTTAAAAGGTAAAAATTGGGAAATTGTAGAATCAGATAGAACTCAAGAACAAAACTTAGATATATTTAAAAATGTTAAGGCTTTATTTGATTTAGAAAACCCATCACCTAAACCTCATATTTTAACATTAAGAACTACAGTTAAAAGGGAAATATAAATATTTATATTAATAATGTACTTATGATCAAACTATCTACACTTTTAAAAGAAATTACAGGTAAACCTAAAGCTATATTTTTAGCTGGTCCTGCTGGTAGTGGTAAATCTACTATGACTAAACAATTATTACCTTCATCATACCAGGTCATTAATTCAGATGACACTTATGAGGAACTTTTAAAAGCAAGTGGTATAGGTTTAAAACAAAAAGATTTCACTCCTGATCAATTATCTCAAGCAGCTAAGTTACAAGCACAAGCTAGAAAAACTACTCAAGATAAACTAGCTCAATCTATTGAAAATAAAAATAATATTATCATTGATGGAACTGGAGCATCATCAGGTCCTGTTTTAAAGAAAAAACAACAATTAGAAGATTTAGGGTATGAGACCTTAATGTTAATGATTTATGTTTCACCTTTAACTTCACTTGAACGTAACCAAAATCGTGATAGAAGTTTAATGCCTGGTATTATTTTAAGAACATGGAGAGATGTAAACAAAAATATAGACCTTTATAAACAAGAATTCGGAGATAATTTTATATTATTAAACAATGATTCAGAAGGTTCTAACCAAGACTTTTCACTCGAATTACTTAAACCTTACTTACAAGCATCCACTGCCTCAGGTAAACTAAAAACTCCTGAAGAAATAGCTAAATCAGCTGCTGAAAAAGAACAAATAAATAAAGATATTGAATTAATGGTAAAAACCTTACCTAAATTTGATGATATAAGTTCTGCTAAATCTAAAATACAAAACTTTATTTAATGAATATAGGTAGAGAAATAGTACAAGAATTAATAGAATCAACTACTCCTATAGTAGCATTATACCCAGGAAAATTTAAACCACCTCATGCTGGTCATTTTTCTGTAGTAGAAAAGGCATCTAAAATTGCTGATAAAGTAATAATAATAATGTCTAATATATCTAAAGATGAATTTACAGCTGAAGAATCAATGAAAGTATGGGAACTCTATAAAGATGTTTTACCTAGTAATATTCAAATAATAATATCAGAAAAATCTTCACCTGTGAGTGAAGTATTTGATATAGTGAAAGATAAAACAAGAGATTTTATTGTACTATATGGTAAGGGAGAAAGAACTAGATATGCTTCTATTGAAAAAGATAGAGAAAAATATTTTAATGTTGATATAGTAGATGCCGGTACTTTTGATGATTTACATGCTACTGATTTAAGAAATGCTATTAGAAATAAAGATTTAGAAGATATTCAAAAATTCTTACCTGCTAGTATAGATGCTAAAAAAGTATTAGATGTTTATACTCAGAAAGAATTCAAACCCGGTCCTGTACTACATGAGTCATTTACTCCTCAAAAAGCACCTTTAATGAAAAAATTTGTTGAGTATGCTTGTAATGAATTAGAAGTAAATGAACCCAAAATTAATATTATAAATTCTCCTACTTACTCACAAGAGTATAAAAGTTTTGGAGGTTATATACCTTCAGAAGAAAAAATATTAGTAGTAGTACATAACAGAAATATGGCTGATATTTTAAGAACTTTAGCTCATGAATTAGTTCATCATCATCAGAAATTAAATGGAGATGAATTAAATGGAGAAGATGGTTCTGAAATAGAAAATGAAGCTAATGCTAGAGCAGGAGTTATAATGAGAAAATTTGGACGTGAAAATCCTGAAATATTTGAATAAATGATATCATTAAATAAATTATTTGAAGAAGAAAAACCAAAATTAAATTACAAAATTTATTGTGATATGGATGGGGTTCTAGCTGACTTTGAAGCTAGATTTGAACATTTTGCTGGTTTATCACCTGATGAATATAGGGCTGAAATATCTAAAAAGTATGGTGAGAAACAAGTTGATAAAATGTTTCGGGACCTTATTGATAAACAAATTGGAGTAAGATTTTGGAGAGGAATACCTTGGATGCCTCAAGGTAAACAATTATGGGAGTATATTAAACCGTACAAACCAACACTTCTATCTTCACCTTCATGGGATGATTCAAGTAGAATAGGTAAATCACTTTGGGTCAAAGATCATATACCAGGTGCTAAATTAATCTTTAGACAAGCTAAAAACAAATCAGACTTTGCAGAATCTAATGCCATTTTAATTGATGATAGAGAAGACACTATTATGAATTGGAAGTCTAAAGGAGGAATTGGTATTGTATATAGAACAACAGATCAAACAATAAACGAATTAAAACAATTAGGACTTTAAGTTATGTCACAATTAAACAAACAATTCTCAGAACGTGACGTACAACGTATGCGTAATATTATTACAGGTAATACTACTGATAATACTAGAATTCAAGCCGGTTATAGTAATAAAAAAGTACAACATACCGAAGGCGATGTGTGGGAGGAAAACGGTAAAACCTGGACTATACACAACGGTATCAAACAAACCGTCACCAAACATGACGTACTAAAAGCAATGGTTGAATTTCCACTTACTTGCCCGGAGTGTGGTAAGCCTATGAAAAACCACGCTCTAAATAAAAAAATGTATAACATACATAAAATGTGTTCTGATTGTGTAGTAGAAATGGAAACCAAACTTAGAATTGAAGGTAAATACCAGGACTATGAAAAAAATTTATTAAACGCTAACAAAAATACTTCAGCAGATGATGCAGAACAAATGTTTGAAGAATTTATTAATAACCCAACCAGTACTTATGTCACTGAAGATGGGGTTGTAGAAAATTGGGTAGGTGGAGATATATCACCTGAACTAATAAAAATGGTAAAAGATAATATAAAACGTTTAAGAGAAACAGAATTATAAATATTTATATAAAAACTTAATTATGGCATTAAATATCAAAAATCTTATTAAAGAGAGTATAACCGACTATTTAAACGAATTAAATACTCAAAACGAAGAAATTCAAGAAGAAGTAACTTTAGAAGAAGGTGCTTCTGACTTTGTAGATAAAGTGACTAAAGATGGTAACATTTATTTAGTACTAAAACCAACTAAAGATATGTCTGAAGGTGGTATAGTTAAAGAAGTATCTTTAAAGTCTTTAATAGGTGAAGGATATGTTGGTGCTTATTTAGTTAACACTCAAGCAGTAGCTGCTGGTAAAAAAGCTTTAAAAGATAGAGACGCTAAATTAAAAGAAACTATTGAGGTAGGTAAATCTAAGGTAACTGAACTGGAAGCTAAAATAGATGAATTGAAAAAAACTATTGAAGACAATTCAACTAGAGCGGTTCATGATCCTCAAAGAAGAGTTGAATTAACTGAAACTAATGATAATTTATTTGCTCAATTAGAAAAAATTGAAAATGCTGTTGAAAAATTAAAAGCAGTATTAGAAAAAGAATCTCCTAAAAAAGAAGAAAAAGAAGATTTAAATGAAGGTGATCCAAATGCTATTTATTACTTAGTTAAAAGCGCTTCAACTGGAAAATATTTAGTTAAAATGGCTTCTAAAAATGCCTCAATGTCTACTACAGGTACTTCAAAGTTTAAATCTGAATCTGAAGCTCAAAAAGAAGCTGATAAAAGAAATAAAAAAGATGAAAAATAATATAAATCAATTTAAATCCTTACTTCATAAACTAATCAAAGAAGAATTAGAAGGAGGAGAAGAGAAACCACAAGGTTTAGAAAAAATTAATTACGATTTAGTATTAGAACCAGCCGATTTACAATCGGCTCTATCTGCTTTAGGAGATATTAAAAACTATGGTATATATGCTAATAATTTAAGAGACCCTAAAATTATCCAAAAAATATTTGGCCCTAGCATCCCAGCTCAAAAAGCAAACACTGCTTGGAGAACTTGGGACACTTTAAATGATGAAGAAAGATTTGCTAAAGCAACTGACATCAGAAATAGAGTACCTGAGGATTGGAAGAAATTAGAAGGTGAATTAGCAGACAAATATGATGAATGGCAAACTGAAAACGGTGAAGGTTCGTTTATTGAATTTGTTTCTACTTTAAACTCAACTGATTTAAGAAATGTAAAAAGTAATGGTTTCTTTGGTTCTAGAGGAGCTAATTACTATCCAATGAAAACACCAGATAATTTGAAAAAATATAGTGGTGTTATGACTAAAGATAAAGATTATGTTGTTGATGGAGATAAAATAGTTTTCCCTCAAAAAACAAATCCATTTGAAACTAAAGACTACTTAACAAAAGTGCTTAAAACTATAATGGGTAACGCTAAGTTACAGTATAGTATCTCTCAAAGAGAAGCAGATGATCAACCTCAAACTACCTCTAATACACAGGGTGCAGTTGAGAAGATTAACTTTGTTAAAACGTTTGATAGTCCTGAATTAGCGAAAAAATTTATGAAGTTTATACCTAAAGATTTCGCCCCTAAAACAGAATTGGAAGGTGCTAAAGTATCAGTATTAGATATAACAGATGCTCAAAAGAAAAACCTTATGGCAACTGCTTTAAAATTTATAGCTGATAATACTCCTAAGAAAAAAATAAAAGAAGCTATTACAGATTTAGTTAAAGAAATGTTAATTGAAAAAAAATTAACTTTAAAAAAATTAAATGAAAATGAAGAAGACGTAGTAGATACAGTAACACTAGATATTCCTTTATTTATCCGTATGTTAGAGTATGCTAAAGAAGATGCTCAAACTGATATGGATTTACATGATGTAGCTGAAAAAGCTATAGCATTAAATAAAAGTAAAGAAATGTTATCAATGGAAGATTATAACACTATAATAGGAGACTCCAACAATGAAGATTAACCAAATTAAACAATTAATTCAAGAAGCAATTCAAGCTATATTTGAAGCTGATCTACAATATCAAGAAGGTGATAGAGTAGAAATAGATTCATCTTATGGTGGTGGTATTGGTACTGTAGTTTTAGCTAAACATCCTTTTTATGCTATCAAATTTGATCAAACTGGAACAACTGACTCGTTCCATTTTTCTGATTTAAGGCCATTTGATGATGAAGAAGAAGATGAAAAAAATGCTGATATAGATACAGGTTTAAGTGAAAACGTTCTATTAAATGGAGATATTCAAACTTCATCTAATTTAAGATACCACTTAAATAAAAACCTACCATTACATGAAAATATATTTAGATATGGTTCAGATGCTCAATTGCAATTGTTTAAAGAGGCAAGAGAATTATATAACAAAGGATTATTATATTTAAACTCTCATGATAGATGGTTAGTAGAAAATACTAGCATAGGTGAATATGGAGAATTTGAAGGTAAATTAGTATCTTTAGATGTACCTTTTGTTGAAGAAGAAATGCTAAATGAAGCTGAATACCAAGGTAAAGAAGTACCTCTTGGAAAACCAAAACGTGGTGGTTCTAAAAAATTCTACGTTTACGTTAAAAATCCTAAAACAGGTAAAGTTAAAAAAGTACAATTTGGAGCAGCAGGTGGTGGTCAAAACTTAGCAGTTAAGATTAGAGACCCTAAAGCAAGAAGAGCTTTTGCTTCTCGTCAAAACTGTGCTAGAAAAAAAGATAGAACAACACCTGGATACTGGTCTTGTAATATAGGACGTTATTGGAAATCATTAGGTGGTGGATCAAATTTTAGTGGATATTGGTAATATGAGAAAACAAGAAATTAAAGAAATTGTTCTTTCAATTTTGAAAGAAGAAAGACCTGGATTGTGGGCTAACATTCATGCTAAAAGAGCTAGAGGTGAAAAACCTGCTCGTAAAGGAAGTAAAGCATGGAAAGCTGCTAAACAAGCAGGTGACGAAATAGAATTAAATGAATTAGATTCAGAAAAAATCTTCCATATTGAAGGTACTATTATAATTGATGACTAAAAACGTAATGTTCAAGATATATTATCAGATGTTAGAGCTTTACCTGGTATCACTGTGGTACGTAATGTAGAATTACCACAAGACGCTACTTCACGTTATTTTAGAAGTACATTAGAAATTAAAGTAGATCCTTATCCTTATATCAAACAAAATAAATTTGATGGTAAAAGCACCATTGAAGGTATAATAAATAATATAAAAATAATCCCAGGAGTAATAGGATTTAAACCAACAGCTGAAACTTATTCAACAAATAACTAATGAAACCTTATAAAGAAGTTTTAAAGAAAAATTCACGTATTAGAGAATTTAAACCTACTGTTTCTAATAAAGAATTAGTATGGCATAGAGATGAAAAAGACCGCTATGTTACTATTTTAGAAGGGAAGGGTTGGCAATTCCAATTAGATAATGAATTACCTTTGGAACTTCAAGAAAAAGATGTTATATTTATACCTAAACAAACATACCATAGAGTATTAAAAGGTAATACTAATCTAGTAATTAAAATAGAAGAAAATGGCTAAACTTAAATTAAAAAATATTCTATCTGAACTTCTAAAAGAAATAGGTGAAACTCATCCGGTACATAAAAAAATTAATGATAAATTAATGCAAATAGCTAAACGTGGATTTGATGCTGAAGAAAGAGAAACTGGTGATCCTGATAGAGGAAATGCAATTTTAGATAAAGCAAATCTGGACAACGTGGCTAGAATTACTAGAGGAGAAGATCCAATCTATGAAGGAGAAGGAACTACTAATATATTCTCAAAACATCCATATATCAAAGATGTATTGAATGCAATGGTCAATACTGATGGTACTGTAGAATTGCAAATATATGGATCAAACGGAGGACTTCCAATCAAACAAGCAGCAGCAATTCCTCTCACACAATTTACATCTAAATATGTAGAAAAACAAGTATCCCAAAAATACAAAATTAACGATAAATTCAGAGAAGGAATTCAACAATTTGTAGATTCTGTTCAAAATAAAAATAATTAATATGTCTTTAAATATATTAAAAAAACTAATTAAAGAGGGTATTGAAGACTTTGTTTCTCAACAACAACGAGAAATAATATCTTTTGAAGATAATCCTCTTGAATATATTCTTCAAAAATATCCCTCATTAGATGCTGCTTTAACAGACTTAATGACAGAGAATTATAGAGATTATATTACAGGTGTTTACGTGATAGCACCTAAACCTACTACCTTTAGAATTTTACTTCATAATGGTCAAGAATTTTATTTAATTTACGGGCCTAACGCTTATACAGCTAAAGTATCAGGTAAAAAATATAATTTAATTAATTTAAATGAAGAACAATTTGCTATTAATGCTATTGTTTCTTTACTAGAATTAGGTATGCCTCCAGGATCTGAAGGTCCAGGTGAACAAACAGATAATGAATCTCAAACCACAGGTGAAGAAGCACCAGCTGAAGAAACACCATCTGAAGAACCAGCACCAGAGGAAGAATTAGCAGAAAATGAAGAAGTTAAACCTAAAAAAGTATTAAGATTTAAAATAATTAAAGAAAACTTATCAAAAAAAACTTCCTTAAATGAAGTTACTGAAGCTGAAGAGGGTATTGAGATCTTAAAATCTAAATTAGGGTTAACAGATGAAAATTTCTCTAAAATATCAGGTAACAGATATAAATTATTAGTACCAGGTTCTGAACGTATTGAGTATATTAAAAAAATTCAAGCAATTGAAGATTTTGATTACGACCCAAGCGCTAAAGGATCATCAATAGGTGCTATTAAATATAAAAACTCATTCTTTATTATTAAACCATCAGGTGCTCAAGGTAGAGCTTCAGCTGGAACTGAAAATGAAGATATATTAGAAAATGAGATTAAAAAGTATTTAGCATTAGGTGCTAAAAATATTATATTTAAAGCTCCAAACAAATCTTATACTGTACCAAACGCAACTGGAGTAACAGGAGTAGGATATGATGTAGCAGGAGGTAAAAAAGCAGATATTGTTATAACCGGAGCCGCAGGTAATTATCCAATCTCAATTAAAAAAGATAATGCTGGTTTTTGGGAAAGTGCTGATACTAGATATAAAGATTTAATGACTAAATTAGTTGCTAAAATTAAAAATGGTGATTTTGGACCTGAATTAGTTTTTAAACCTTTTATCGATAAATTAGGTAATGAAAAACAAGGTATAAATGTAATGCATAATAATACTACAGATACTAAAGTATCAGGTGTATTAGTAACAGATTTACCTAATAAAGAAGAAGAATCTATCATATTTGGTTCAGATAAAGCAGTTGTAGTTTATAAAACATACACTGAAAATGATTTTACTCAACAAGGAGATAATTTAATTATCACTGTTTCTAAAATTATAGAAAATCTACAAGATGTAGAAGAATTTGATTTAGAACCTGTACTTAATATCAGACATGACTCAACAAGAAGTGCTACTGGTGGTTTAAGAGCAACAGTACAACCTAAAAATTTGTTGTATAAAGATGGTGCTGTAACAGGTAATAAAATTGAATTATCTTACAACGATATTATATCATAACATACAGACTAGATTCATAGCCTAGTCGAAAATTAAAAAATAAATTAAAGGAATCTGTGGCTCCGTTTGGCGTTCATGGATTCCTTTATTATATTTAACAGTTAAAAATTTTATAAATGGATAAAAAAGTAGTAATAGTAGGCGCAGGAGTAGCAGGTATTAATGCCGCCACTAAATTAGTAGACAATGGCTATCCGGGTCATTTAATTACAATTATTGATATGGGGAAAGATCCTCATAAAAGATTACCAAGTGAAGTAATGACAGGAATGTTAGGTGCTGGTGGTTGGTCTGATGGTAAATTAACTTATCACACTGCAATTGGGGGTCAATTATCTAAATATTGTGGTGAAGATAAAGCAATGGAATTAATGGATCAAGTTATAACTAACTTTAAACGTTTCCATCCTAAACCAGAAGAAGTACAATGTTCAAATCCTGATGCTGAACCTGACTTTATTAAACCATACTTTGGTTTAAGATTATTTCCAGTATGGCATGTTGGAACCGATTATTTATTAGAAATTGCTAAAAATTGGTATTCATATTTAGTTGATAAAGGTGTTAAGTTTGTATGGGAAACTAAAGTAACAGATATTGATTTCAACAAACGAGTATTACGCTTTAATGATTTAAATATGTTATGTATCTATGATGAACTTATATTTGGTGTAGGTAAATCAGGTATTGATTTTGGTAAAGTATTAGCTGAAAAATATGACTTACCAACTGAACCTAAATCAGTACAAATTGGAGTTAGATTTGAAGCACCACAAGAACACTTCCAAAATTTAATTGACATTTCATATGACTTTAAGTTATATAGAAAATTTGATGATAAAGGAGTATCACTTCGTTCATTCTGTACTAATAATAATGCTGCATATGTTGCCGTAGAAGAAACATACGGAAACTATACTTACAATGGTCATGCTAAAAAAGATGAACGTTATAGAAACAATATGACTAACTTCGGCATTATTATGGAGTTAAATGGTATTGAAAATCCATTTGAATGGTCAAGAAATGTTGTATCACAACTACAATCAATAGACGGTAAAGGTTTATATTACTCTCCATCCCGCCAAGTATCATTTACTTCAGAAGGAGGTCATGTAGAAGCACATCAAATATCAGAGGCTGATATGGTTGATGTAAGACACACTTTTGAAGGTTACTTTAATTATATTGATGAATTTATTGATGATATGAAAAAAGTATTCCCAACATTAAAAGACGATTGGGGAATGTATATACCCGAGGTAAAATATTTAAGCCCCGAAGTTATAGTGGACTATACTAATTTAGCCCTGACTAGGTATCCTAACGTACATTTTGTTGGTGATGCACTTTCCGCTAGAGGTATAACAGTAAGTGGTGCACAAGGGATTTATGTTGCAGAAGATTTGTTAAAATCTTAAAAAATATTAAAAACATTTGAAATGGGAGGCTTGGCCTCCCATTTTTGTCTTTATATATTTTAGTAAATAAAAAGGTTATGGAATATCAAAAACTTCATATTATAACTGAAGAAATGTATCAACAGTTACTTGATATGGTTTTTTCTAAAGATGAAAATGATTTACATCTAGCAGAAGAAATTGTATTAAATGCTGATACAGATGATTTAAATACTTGTCATTACATTGAGGACATATGTTTAACTTTTGTTATAACTAAACCTCAATCACCTCTTCATCATTATTATCTAGAATTAAGAAAACAGCCAAATTGGGAATTAGTCCAAGAAGCTCATTTAGCCTTTCGAGATGAAGCGTTTGGCATCCCAGATGAATTTTAATATATTACAATTAAATTAAAAATAAAAGTTATGTCTAAAAAAACAAATTTAGTAGCATTAAATGCTAAAGAATTAAAAGAATTCTTAAACCATATCATTGAAAATAACAGATTCTTACAGGAACAAAATAAAACACCTGTTTCAATTGAAGTAATTGGTGAATCAGGTATTGGTAAAACATCAGCTATTGTTCAATTAGCTAAAGAATTAGATTTTAATTTTGTTAAATTAAATTTATCANAAATTGAAGAAATTGGTGATTTAGTAGGTTTTTCCAATCCGTCAGTTTGAATTAGAAAAAGGAGATGAAAAAATATGGATTGGTGAAAATATCTTAGATGAAAAATTCAAAGAAGGATACATTTCAACAGGTTTAAATAGAATGGGTTACTGTCCACCTGAATGGATCAGTGGTAAAGAAAAAGGTGGTATCTTATTATTAGATGACTGGAATAGAGCTGATATGAGGTTTATACAAGCCGTAATGGAGCTAATTGATAGACAACAATATATTAGTTGGTCTTTACCTAAAGATTGGCATATTATCTTAACTGCCAATCCTGATAATGGAGATTATTTAGTTTCAAGTATTGATAACGCTCAGAAAACAAGATTTATTACTGTACAATTAAAATTTGATACAGAATGTTGGGCTAAATGGGCTGAAGAAAATCAAATTGATGGTAGATGTATTAACTTTTTATTACTACATCCTGAACTAGTAACTAAAGATGTTAACAGTAGAAGTGTTTCAATGTTCTTTAATTCAATTTCTTCAATTAAGAGTTTTGATGATTCATTACCATTAATTCAGATGATCGGTGAAGGTTCAGTTGGGCCAGAATTTAGTTCTATGTTTACTATGTTTATTAATAATAAACTAGATAAAATGATTTCACCACAACATGTTATAGAACAAGATGAAAAGTATGTTTTAAATACTTTAAAATCAATTGTTGGTAAGGATGAAAATTATAGAGCTGATTTAGCCTCAACTTTATCAACTAGAATTGTTAACTACTTAGATTTATTTGCTAAAGAAAATCCAGTAGAAAAAACAGTAGTAGATAGAATTTCTAAAATTGTGAATGAAAAAATATTTTCAAATTGTCAAAAGATTTCATGCTAAATGGGAACAAAAAGAAGGAGAAAAATTCCAACATATATCTCATTATTATATTAATGATGAAGTAATCTCAAAAGATATATTTGAAGGCCTACCTTTCTAATATTTATAGACATAAAATCTACTAAATGTCTACAATTGTACTTTTAAGCTGTACTAAATCAAAACTTGATAAACCCTCACAGGCTCAAGATTTATACTCAGCATCTCCTATGTTTCAAAAAACATTAGAGTATGGTAAATCTTTAAAACCTGATAAAATGTATATCTTATCAGCAAAACATTTTCTAGTACCTCTAACCAAGGTACTAGCTCCTTACGATAAAACCTTAAAGGAAATGCCTAAAGATGAAAAGGATGCATGGGGAGAAAAAGTAATTTCTCAAATGAAATCATCAGGTATTAGTCTTGAAAAAGACAAATTTGTTTTTTTAACAGGTAGTGAGTATATGAAACCCTTATTAAAATACATTCCTGAAGGTAATATTGAAAAACCAATGGAAGGTAGACGTATGGGAGAAAGATTACAATGGTTAAACAGTCAGATTAAAAAACTACATGAAGTAGCTAAACATATTAAAAAAATAGTATATGAATATTTCTCAAAATAAATTACAAGAAGTCTTAACTTTATACCTTAACGATATTGAGGATTATGGTACACCCGACGAATTAGTATTAGCTGAGTCTGCTTTATCTCCATTTAAAAATTTATTAACTGAAGGTAAAAAACCAACTAAAGAATTAATCCAAGAAGTATTTTCTGCATCAGAACCAAAAAGTCAAATAGTTATAACAGACTTTTTAAAATACTTTAATCAAATAAAATAATGTTATGTCCAATCAAGATTATAAGACAAGAACTCTAACTACACCTGAAGGTACTACAATTACCTACTTTGACGGTAAGTTACACAATTGGGATGGGCCAGCCCTTAAACCGGCCAAAGAAACAAAACAAAAACCTGAGTACTACCTATATGGCTTCCAATATTCAAAGGATGAATGGGTAGAGGCTCGAAGAGATAGAAACGGGGTTCCACCAGATAAGAACCCACAAGTTAAATCAAGATTTTAGTAAATAAGTTTGGCTCCCGTAGGGAGCCTTATTACATTAACATATCATAAAAATTAAAGTTATATGAAAATAGGATTAGTAGGTACAGTATCTGTAGGTAAAACTACATTAGTTAATGCTTTAAAAGAATTACCACAATTTAAAAATTATCATTTTGCTACTGAACGTAGTAAGTATTTAAGAGATTTAGGTATTCCTTTAAATACTGACTCAACATTAAAAGGTCAGACAATATTCTTAGCTGAACGAGTAAGTGAATTAATGAGAGAAAATTTAATAACTGATAGAACAGTTATTGATGTAATGGCATTTACAAATGCTTCTAAATCAATTAAAGAAGCTGATAAAATTTCATTTGAAGAATATGCTCGTAATTTTATTAAAGAATATGATTATATTTTTTATGTGTCTCCTTTAGGAGTAGAAATAGAAGACAATGGTGTACGTACTACTAATGCTCAATATAGAGACTTAATTGACTTTACTATACAACGTTTATTAAACACTTACCCACATAGAATAAACAGTTTACATACTATTTCAGGTTCAACAGAGGAAAGAATAAAACAAATATTAGAAGTAATTTCTCTTTAATATTTATATTAAAACCTAATTAAAAAAATATAATATGAATTCATTCGACTTAACTAAATTTAGAAATCAATTATTATCTGAGAGTATATCAGTTGAAGAAAATGCTATAAACGAAAATTTATCATATCTTTCATCTTGGAAAGTATTAAAAGGACCTGGAGGTTATATCTTCCAAATCCAAGGAGGAAATCGTAATACTATTGGTGCTAGAGTTAATAAAGCTGGAATGGCTACTTTAGATGGTGAAGGAGCGGGAGCAGTAAAAGCTATTCAACAAATAGCAGCTCAATTTGGAACTAAAACTGATGTACCATACGGTCCAGGTACTTTAACTACTACTATTTCTGAACCAGATTTTAATTCTATTTTTCCTGACACTATAAGTGAAGTTAAAATGACTAAAGCAGATGAAGTTGGATCTGACGGTGTCGCTACTGAAGATGCTATGGAAGAAAGTTTAAATTTAGATCCATCATCTCCTCAAAT